CATCTCAAAGTGAAATTCTTTATCTATCACCCATTTATATCCCATTACGTTTCTCCCATCTTTTTAATTGACTTGCTCTCATTTTTTGTTTTGTTTCTTCAGTTATAACTTGTTTAGCTCTTGCCATACATTAATCCTTATGATGTTGCCAAATTTGATCAGTGCCACCAAGATGACCCCAATCACTGTCTACTGTCATTTTACTACTGATACCACCACGTGGGCGATAATCAATTTCAATACGAATACGATCTGGAGCATATACTTCTTTAAGATGTTTATACATAACATCTAATGCTCGTTCATAGCTTAATCTAGTATCACGGTATTGGAACAGATATTGTTTAAGACTTTTAAGTTCAATAGTCTTTTCATTGCCATAGAACCAAATAGTAACATCACCAAAGTCAGGTTGATTAGCGCCACCTAAGAATGTAAATTCTGGTACACTGATACGCTGTTCATATCCTCGTGCGGCATTAGGTAGACTTTTTAATATGCTACTGTCTATGCTATCCCAAAGTTTCTTTTCCATATTCTTTCCTTATCATACTATTATATTTAGGTTTTTGGTAAATGTCAAATATTTTTTGCACTGTCTAATATGCTTTCTAATTGAGCTTGTCGTTCTAACAATTTGAAAAATAGTGCCAGTGTATTAGCCGCATCTACATCTGCACGATGTGCCTTACCTTTGAAGTGTAGTTTGAAGTAGCCCATAGCTGACGCTAATCCACCACTGGGCGCTTTACCACGTGTCAGCATCAAGTATGTATACCAGGTCTTAACATCTATCCAACGACGGCCAAAATGCGGGAAATCTGCATGGTTTTTACTGAATTCAGCTAGTAATTCCACACTATCACCACCACCCCAAGTCACTGGGTTGATAAAGCATTTATGCTCTTTAATCAGTTCACTGAGTTCACGGGCAACATATTCATGGCTGTAACTTTCAGCACGTATGTCAGCATCAGTGATACCTGTTAGATCTGTGATGAATTCACTGATGGTTTCCTGCGGATCTATGAACCATTTACGGACAACATAATCTTCAAAACGAGTATGCTTGTCGCCTATAGCAACCCCAACTTGTATGATTTTACCACTGGGTTGATTAAGTTCTAAATCTAAGGCTAGGAACTTACTATCTGCGATCATGCCAATTCTTTCTGGGGATAACTGGCGGTCAACCATTCAGCCATGCTACTAGCATTTTCACTGAGTTTGACTAGATCATACTTGCCACAGAATTTTAAGAACTGTGCACCTACCATTGGGATATTTTTAGGTGCTTGAGCTGTAGCGATAGTTTCTGCTATTTTTACCTTGATCGCATCTGGTTGTGCTGTTAAGTCAACTAGGACACGATTACGCTCATAGTCATCTAACACACGATGCTCAATACCATTATGGTCAACCCAACGCTGTAGCATCAGGTTGTTCCAATTATAACCTTTGGTAGTACGGTCAGCATAGGCTTCTTCTAGGCCAACTTTGTTCTTACTACCTTTGGTGCGCACGCCTGGAAATGCGGAAAATATGTTGTCTGTAGGATCACCACGCATACACTTTTCAAATAGGATAAATTTGGGATCTGGGATCTTTTTAGGTTCTTTGGTTTTCTTATCTATGACAGGTTTACCCTTTTTATCAAAGATACCCCGCAAGGTATGGAGTTCATCGCTTATCCCGTTATATTGATTAACATTATCAGCAAGTAACTGATAGAAGTCGGTGTCACTGCTAACGATAGTATGATGATCTTGCGAGTGGCTAGCTATCCAACCAGCTATTAAATCATCTGCTTCTAGCTCTGGATGTTGTAAAACTGTGCAGTTAGTCTTTTCAGCTATGAAAGTCTTTAAGGTATCAAACGTTTCCCAAAAGAGACGATCTTCCTCGGCTTCTTTTTCTGTAAGGGCGGCCCTGGCCACCGCACGATTTTTCTTATACGGTTCATAGAAGTCTTTCCTCCAACTGCGTCCTTCTAAACAGAATATCACATGATCGGCCTTTTGATCACGGAATGCCTTGTTCACTGAAGCTAGGGTTACATGGATAGCAAAACCCAGCTTGTCCCAAGTGTCGCTTTGGCGATGTGCTGAATGTCTTGCTCTAAAGAATGTGTTTGCTGTGTCTACAAGTAAGTATCTCATGTAAACATTATACTACCAAATGTGTTGAAAGTCAACTGATTTCCGTTCTACCGTTACCTAGATCACGGCGGGTAACACGATTACTGGGATCTGCCATCTCTTGCTCAAAGTTTTCCATAACTACATTTGAACATACGGCCTTAAACCAATTATCTACGATGTCTTGATCCGTTTTACCTTGATAGCCAGCTTTGATAAGACGGGCTACAAAGATATCATTCCAATCCAACTCAAAAGCACCTTGGCTTGGATTGTCTTTGTCAAGTTCCATGCTTAATACAGTGACCCATGGTTCACCTTTGCTAGTAGCCAAATCTTTTGGATTGGATAAATCCAACTTTGGTTTAGCTGATGCCTTGGGCTTTTTAGGTGTTTTGGACTTTTTCTCTTCCGTTTCTTTAACAGTTGGTTTGGCCTTTTTTGTTGGCTTACCTTTTAATAGTTTATTGAGTTTGTCTAACATATTAATCCTTGAATAAATCTAACTTTTCCCAAGGTAAGTTAGCCTTACCAAAGTGTCCATAGTTAGTTGTTTCGCTGTATATAGGACGGAACAGCTCAAATCTATTTATGATGCCAGCTGGGGTGAGATCAACATTTTCACGTATCCACTCAGTGATGGTATTGTCAAACTCGATACCCTTGTCAGTCTTAACAAACAAGCTGGTAGGTTCTTTAACACCGATAGCATAACTGATCTGTACAGTGGCTTTGTGTGCGTCCTTGCTGGCTACGATATTCTTAGCTAGATACCTAGCCATGTAAGCTGCTGAACGATCTACTTTCGTAGGATCTTTACCGCTAAATGCACCCCCACCGTGAGGACTATAACCGCCGTAGGTATCAACGATAATTTTTCGCCCAGTGAGCCCTGTGTCGCCATCGGGTCCACCAATAACGAAACGCCCAGTAGGATTGATAAGAAACTCAGTGCTTGCATCGATTAACTCCTTAGGTAATACGTCTCTAATGTAACTCTCAACTGCTACTCGTACTTCATTGATATCTACGTCAGCTGAATGTTGTGTTGAACACACGATCTTAGCGATACGACTAACTGTGCCATCATCATTGTATTCCATAGTTACTTGTGATTTAGCGTCTGGACCCAACCATGTCACGCCATTTTTGCGACGTAGAGTTAATTCTTTTACGATCTGATGACTATAGTAGATAGCACTAGGCATTAAATCTGGAGTTTCATTGATAGCATAACCAAACATAAGTCCTTGATCACCAGCACCAAATGTGTCAGTGCCTAGGGCGATATCAGCTGACTGTCCATGCATGTAATTGTGTATCTTTGCAGTTTCCCAATGGAATCCATCTTGCTCATAGCCAATGTCACGGATGACACGGCGCACAGCATTTTCAACTTCTAGGTGATTGTAAATACCTTTGTATTCACCAGCTAGAATGACCTGATTAGTAGTTACTAGTGTTTCACAGGCACAACGATAGGCAGTATTGCCTTCTCGCATGATCAAATCTAAAACCGCATCACTGATAGCGTCTGCTACCTTATCTGGATGTCCTTCACTGACACTTTCACTTGTAAACAAATAACTCATTTAGTTCCCCATTTAATTTTCAACCATGCTCGTTCTAATACGTATTGCCAAATGGCCAGCACAAAGTGGATAGCAATCGCATCACTTAATCCTGTCCAATAGGCAGTGATTAACATTGCTGTAATTCTGTAACTTAATGTTCTTGCTAGTGTTCTTTTATGTAGTTCCACTACTTGCCCCAACTGTTGCCCCATAGATCAACATGTAATCTTGGGCTGTAATAATAACCACGACGCATGGCTTCGTCAGCTACATTAAATTTATTACCATTGTAAACACTTACAACACCACCTACAGGCATGATGTAGACTACACCTTTGATGCCTGCTTTGCGATACTCTGCTACAGCACGATCAACTTCTTCAAAGTCTTCTGGTTTCTCAACTACAAATTTAAAGAATACTGTGCCAATCTTTTCATAGCTTTTAACGATCATTGGTTTGATAGCATCAGCCCATGACTCGCCACTGGGGCTTAGTTTAGCACTGACACTGAATGTTAATTCACGTCCACTGCGATTCCATAGTTTAAGGAATGTAGCAAATTCATCATGCAAGGGTTGAGTGCCATTGGTTTCAAATGTAATGTTCTTTAAGTTAAACATCTTTTCATGCTGTAACAGCTCTGGATACACACGTTGCCAGCCTAGCAATGGCTCACCACCTGTGATAACCAAATGGACATCATTGCCATTTTTCAACTGCCAATTCTGTGTTGGAGTTAGTAATAACATCTTTTCAACGATGATATGTGTTTCTAAACTTGGGCTGAGATTTTTAAATTTAGGATCCCATGATGCATAACTATCACAGCCTGTAGTAACCAAAGGCAAGTCTTCATAGCGTGTGTATAGTTTAGCATTAACACCTTCACGTTCCTTGCTCACCTCACCTCTAGGCATACCAAATCCGCCACAGGTAAAGTTACAACCAAATGTTCTTAAAAATACACTAGGAACACCCACGAAGCGTCCTTCACCCTGTGCTGAATAAAATATCTCTGAAACTTTAATTTTGCTCATATAATCCTGACCATTGTTTTAGTTTTTCTTTCTTAGCCGCGTTGGCTTTGTTAATGTTATTTAGATCAACTACACCATTGTCAACTAAAATATCTACCAAGGCCAACATGTCACCGATTTCCATTTCTAAGTTAGCTCGCTGTGTGTGACCTGATTTGTGTTCATTGTCTATGCCAAAACGATATATCTTACTGGCCGCTTGTATGACTTCAGCGCATTCTTCTTGTAAGATAATCAATGCTTCTTGTGTTTTGTCTGCAATCATTTTAATAATCCATAAACATATATACAAAAGATTATGGCATTCAAACTCCATAATTCTGGTCTCTTCCATAACATACCAGTCACTACCCAAACTAAACAGGCCAATGACAGCACAGCGATATTAAGTGGATACACATCGAAACTGGTCAATGTGACACCAATGATGGTCACGATATTAGCGATCCATCCTATTAGTTTAACATGTTTTTCTAATAATTTCAATCTAATTCCCAAGGATAAACTATCCAAACAGGTTCTTCTGCTTTGTTTATTTCTATAGCCGAGTAGTTAACCTTGCGGCTAAACTTGCTAGATAAGTTATCAAATAACACAGCAAAACGCACATTGTTACCCCAGATATCTGCCCACACAGGATCATTTGGTAAATTGATGCCTTGCCAATCTTCAATAATCCAATCCAATGTAGCACCTGTGTCATTGATATCATCTACGATTAGGATATTTTTACGTAGAGCTGGATCGCTAGTTGCTTCACCTTTAGGTCGGGGAACACTGCTAGCAGGAATATAACCAAAGGCATCTTCTGCCATCCAACAGTTGCTTTCAGTATCAGCATTGTCACGTAGTGATACTTTAAGTGTGTGCATAGGAATGTCTAATAGATGGCTCATATACACTGCGGGAATGAGCCCACCACGAGTGAGTCCTACGATATAGTCTGGACGCCAATTATCTCTATACATTTGTAATGAGATCTTGTTTACATATTCTCTAATTTCTTGATCTGTTACATATAACTTTTTCATCTCATTAACTCCAAGGTCATGATCTTAGCGATACTATCTGTTTTATTTTCTTCATTATCATTGATGATGTGCATGTTAGTAGTCCACTCTTGACAAGATTTATCCCAACGTCCTACTTCAAGGATGATACCACCGCTGGCATTGTAGATACGGAAGTTAGTTTCTGGGTTACGTTCAAAGAAGTTAGGTGCATCATTACGGCATCTGGGTGGAGTGACTTCATCAACACTACCCCAATCATCAAAGCGTTCTACACCTAACCAACTGCAAATTTTCTTCTTTAACCAACGCATGGTTTATCCTTTATATGCTCTGATGCTCTTTATTAAATCATTTTCAAATTTTATAACATCTACCACCCAAATAACCTGATCGTCATTGATATCTATGCTTAATTCAGCGATTACAGTATCACCATCACTGTACAGCGCATCTGGAGTTACTTTAATAGACGTAACACTGTCAAATATCTTTTGATTGGCTTCTAATACTTCATCGATGCCTTCAGCTGATATATCCCAATCACGTAATTCAACATCGTCATGGAACATCAGCGCGAGTGTATCTAGGTCTTTATGACTGAATGCTTCAAAATAATCTTCTGCTAGGGTTTCTAAGTTCATTTTATTTTACCTTCTAAAAATGCGATTCGATTGCGTAACCATTTAACGTCTTCATATGATGATGCCAGTTTATTTTTTGTTATTTCAAAGTCTCTGCGTAGGTCAGCATCAACTTGTTCAACAGTTTTTCTATTCCTATTTTCACCTAAGTTGAGTCCAA